ATATTATTACGCTTATGAGATGCCGAGTAAAGTTGGGCTGTACTTTCAAGCCGCAGCTCCAAATAGAATTTATAAACTTATTGAACAACTAGAACGCTACGAAACAGCCCTCAAAACACTAGCCCAAACTGAGCCTTTGGCTAGAGAGGCTCTGAAATGAAATACTTAATATTGGCACTCACTTTGGCGTCCTGTGTGCCAACTGCAAAGCAAGATGCACCAATAGAAGTGGTGCCAACACCACAAGAATTGGTAGACAAGCTTCTCGCAATAGATCCTGCTAAGTTTCCAGAGACACCTCATTGGGCAGTGCCAGAGTACGAGCAAATCATTCTAGAAACGCTGAAACTGTTTCCCGTGAAACAATTACCCTGCTCGCCCATCGTGACCTTCAAGGGCATTGTGAATGCTGAGTCTAGCTTTAAGAAGTCTAGTCGCTACCTAGAATCCTTTGGTGTTTATTCTATTGGCTTGATGCAGTTGAGCGTGTCCGATGAGAAGAGGTATTTCTGCGGCTTTAAAACAGAGGCCGACGTTATTAACCCTATTCGAAATCTGTATTGTGGTGTGAAAGTATTCCATACACTTGAGAATAAGTATCCCAAAGAGAGCTTCTATGAGTACGGCGGAAGATATTTCTCAACATTGCGTTGGGATCGTTACCCTGTTTGGAAGGGTAAGACACAGAGTGGGTGGAATAGGGTTCGCGACTACTGGAAAAAGAATGGATGTTTGGTAAAATAAAAGCTAACTAACCAAAAAAAGGAGTCCATATGAAATCAGTATTCTTAATCTTAACCCTTGGTGCTTGCTCCCTGTTTTCCCCTAAAGAAGACCAAAAGCCTGTTGTTAGAGAAGCTTTTCACAAGTGTCCAGACTCAGAAGTGTGTGCTGGGAAATTTAGGGCCGGAGGTATTTGCATGCCTTCAGGAGAGCATCATTCTGTCCCAGAAAAATGTGATATTGTTAAATAACAATGAGTATTTTCAAAAGAACCAAACTCGAATTACAGCATCCTGTTGAGCCGCCAAAACAAGTTGGCAGATTGGCTATTATTGTAGGCCACTCTGCATCTGATGGTGGTGCTAATGGTAGTTTCCCTGTTGGGAGATTACAGGAGTATAAGTTTCATAGACAGGAGATTGTGCCTGTTATGGAAGCTCGTGCAAAGGAGCTTGGTTTAGAGTCAAAGGTTTTTCTCAGAGATGGCACTGACATCGGTGGAGTCGGTGCCATGGTGAGTGCTTGGGCAGACCAAAAGACTGTAGCTATTGAGCTGCATTTTAATTCTACATCTGGAGCTTCTGGTAGTGAGACTCTGTATGACACTGCACCTGCTGCCAATATTATCTTCGCACAACTGGTACAGGATGCGATGGTGCGTGTACTATCTCGTACCGGCAAGGCAAACCGTGGTATTAAGCAAACAAACACTGGTCGCGGATCTCACAACCTAACAAGCGTGAAGTGTGTTGGTTGTCTTGTTGAGCCCGCGTTTTGCGATAATCCTGGTGAGGCCAAGCTTTTGTGGGATAATCGAGTAGCTTACGCTAAGGCTTTGGTTGAAGCGGCTAGAGCGTATCTAGATAAAGCTTTTCCAGCTTAAATAGTAGAGTTGTTCTCTGTAATCCAAGTTGTCTAGCTAGTTCTGAGTGGTTGTTTGGGCTTTTCTTTTGGGCGTATTTTATAATGGCGTTTTCAAAATCCTGCATTATAGCATGCCAAGTTTTACCTGCTTCGCGTTTTTGAATAAAAAGCTTATAGATTTCTTCTTCCACTGTGGATGTTATTATACATAAGTGGGGAGTTTTCTCAAATGCTCAGGTGTTGGTTGTCCCAAGGCTGACTCGTGTATGCGTACTCGTGATTACGGGGAGTATCTTGAGGCATTTCGTGCACCGCCGATACAAATCAATGGCTATTGTGTGTATTATGTACCCTTATGGCAGCCATGGCACATCTTATATCCAGCGCTTCCAAGGAAGCCTAAAAGACGGCCTAAGACCAAGAAAGCGGGTACTTCATGACTAGATTTGCAAAGAAACTATCAGCAGTATCAAGTGAGCCGATGTGGTTACAGTGTGCAAGACAAGAATCGCTTAATTTAAAGACAAGTGAGTACGAAAAGGCGTTGTTGCTTAAAGCAACTGTTGATCCTGTTGCATCGAGTGCTGCGTTTGTTGGCTGGTGTCTTGAGATTTGCGGGATTATGTCTACACGTTCTGCTATTGCTAGAAGTTATCTTAGTTGGGGTAAGAAGAGTGAACCCAGAATTGGTGCAGTGGCTGTTTTTCAGAATGGCACACATCCATGGCAAGGCCATGTTGGTTTTGTTGTGAGTATTGAGAAGGATTTTATTGGATGCTTAGGGCATAAGTTTCCTAAGTCAAAGGTACTAGGATTTCGATGGCCAGCATAAAACGAGTTGTGATGATCTCAGGACTTCAGGGCTCTGGTAAGACAACAACGGCTAATAGGCTTACTCAATCGTTGTGGGCTGAAGGTCACAAGGCTGTACGGTTTAAGTTTGCTGACATGCTCTACCAGATGCATGATGCTGTGAGAGCGATTCTTAAGCGATCAGGATTAGACGATCTTAAAGGAGTTGATGGCCAACTTCTTCAGGTGCTTGGTACGGAGTGGGGACGTAATACCCGTGGCCATGATCTTTGGGTTAGAGCAACACGCGCTGCTGTTTTTGATTACTGGTTTTTGAATCCAGATGGCGTTGTTGTGATTGATGACTGTCGTTTTGAGAATGAGTACAAGGCTTTTTTAGGTGAAGAAGGTGTGTCTGTTGTTCAAGTAAGGCTTATTGCTCCAAGAGATACTCGTAAGCTAAGGGCTGAGAAGTGGCGTGGTGATGAGCGTCATCCATCAGAGACTGGACTTGAAGGACTTGGTGATGAATGGTTTGATGTCGTATCTGATACATCAACAGAATCAGTTGAGTCTATAACAAGGAGAATACTTGATGAGCTTACTAGAGCGAAAACCAGGCCTACAGTCACTGCTTAGTGCTGATGAGGACGATGTTAACTTTAAAGGTGGGCCTTTTGATCAAACCAACCCGCGCTCACTTATTAACATAGCTCCAGAAGTTGTTGTTACGGTGTTACTTGAGAAGATGCCGGTGCCTTATCTATACATGACAGAATCGGCTCTTGAGAAGCAGTTTAGGCCCAGTGCTGACTTGCAAAAGATACGAGTTGCGTTTTGGAAAGAGTACGAGTCAGCGCAGAGCGAGTTACGTCGCATGAGTCTTGGTAACATTGGCAGGTATCTTGGTTATCCATCTCTTGTGATTATTAGATCACTTAAGGATGTTGAGAAGCTGGCTGTTATTTTGTGTCCTGTTACTAGTTACGATAACTTTCTAGAAGAGTCTTTGATGGCTGGCTCTCGTAGGTTGCGGGAGATTATTGACTTGCCGTTTTTTAAGGATGACGGGACTCCTGATCATAAGACAATGGAGCTTGTATTGAAGGCAATTGCGTTTATCGACATGCGAAAGCATGGTGGTATTGTGCAAAAGCAGTTGTCTGTGAATATGGATAAGAAGTCTAGCAAGGAGTTAATTGGTAACGCGTCTATTGAAGAGATTGATCGCAAGATCAAGGAACTTGAACAGGCGGATAATATTGGAATTAAAACAATGGATAAGGTGATAAATGAGTACGAAACTAGCTTCTCTGGAAAAACAACTCCACTTGGAGAAGCAGAAGGCTGATCTTTATAAGTTAAAACTCGCAAAGCTTGTTAAGCTTGAAGAAGACAGGGCTTATCGAGAGAGTTTGCCGCATTTATATTTGCATAAGCGGTATCCTTTCCAGCTTGAATTTGAGAATGAGTTTGATCGCCGTTACCAGATTATTGTAGCGGCAAACCAATTAGGAAAGAGCAGTACGGCTATCCAAAGGTTGATACGTATTGCTACAGAAAAAGATTCTTGGGACAAGTATTGGCCCGATACTGTGGCAAAGGGCTTAGTGCCAGCTCAGTGGTGGTATTTATATCCATCAATGGAAGTGGCTTCTGTGGAATTTGAAGAGAAGTGGAAGGCTCTGTTGCCAAAGGATAAGGATGATCCTGTTTATGGTTACAAGATTCATCTTGGTTCTAAGGGCTATATTCGGATGCTTGAGTTTAAGAGTGGGATTAATATTTATTTTAAATCCTATGAGCAATCAGTACAGAATTTGCAATCAGGAAGTTGTTATTTAATTTGTTGTGATGAAGAGTTGCCGATTCACTTGTTGCCAGAGTTGCAGATGCGCGTGAATGCTACGCGTGGGTATATGTTTTTTGTTTTCACAGCAACGCTTGGACAGGCAATTTGGAAAGAGATCGTTGAAGATCGCAAGAAGTGGAAAAAGGAAGCGCGTATTTGGCAAGTGTCGCTGTATGACTGCCAAAGTTATTCAGATGGATCACCATCTCCGTGGACTAACCAGCGGATTCAAGAAACTATTGATAGGTGTACAACTGAGGCTGAGGTACAGCGTCGAGTTTTTGGTAAGTTTGTAAAAGATGAAGGATTAATGTTTGCGACCTTTAGTCGTGATCATCATTTAATTCCTTATTACAAGGTTCCAGATGATTGGATGGTTTATGTTGGGATTGATTACGGTTCTGGTGGAGTTAAAGGGCATCCTTCGGCGATAGTTTTTGTGGCAGTTAATCCAGCAAAGACTGAGGCGAGGGTTATTAGATCGTGGCGAGGAGATGGCTCTGATGGGAAGCGAGTTATAACCACTTGTCGCGATGTCGTTCAAGTTTATGCAGAGATGGCAAAGGGCGTGCATAGAGTTGACTTTGTTTATTATGATTGGTCAGCTAAAGACTTGGCGACTTTTGCACACGAGGCAGGTTTCCCTTTTATCAAGGCTGATAAGGATAGAAACGCTGGGATTGAATTGATTAACGTGTTGTTTAAGACAAACAGGTTGTTGATTATGCACACTGGATCGGATGCGCAACACAATGATGGGATCCAGGATGCGCATCTTGCTGGATTCAAGCTTGCTGATGAGTTGGGCGGTTTAGCCGCTGGTGCTAATAAGAAATATGCACAAGATGATTTAGCGGATTGCTTACGCTACGCATTAAACGGAGTTGGCTTTGATTGGAATGCGATAAAGGAGCATGGTAGCAATCTATTAGGGGAGGGTGTCTCTTTAAACAGCACCCGAATGTTAACAATAGATGAGTTAAGGGCTCAGGCCGAGAAGGTTGAGCCAGATGACTTTTCTATAAC